CTTGTCTTGTGTCACCTACACTAGATAGTGCCTTGAGTCTTGACATATCTAGTGCTTGTTCTGTTCTATCTAAACCTGCTAATACTCCTGCACCCCTTAGTCCTCTACCATAAGCTGCTTCCAATGCTCTTTGATTAGCTAGTTGTGCCTGTAAATCTAGTTTACCTGCTGCTTGCCCAAACTGTCCTGATGCAATTTGCGCTCTTAAATTTTGGTCTGCTGCTTGTTGTTTTGCTCTTTCTGAAGCTATTTGTTCCGCAGACCTTTGTTGTGCTAATGCTATTTGTTGTGCATCTGCTGAAGTTAATCCTTTAAATCGTGCTGTTCTATCTCGTTCAAACTGCTGTTGAGCCTGTGTAAACGCATCAGATAATGCTTTAGCCTCTATATCTTGTAAAGATTCATTAAGTTCTCTTTGTGCTATTGCATCTTGCACAGCCTGTCTACTACCTCCAAATGCACCTGCACGTGTGGCACGTAAATTTCTAGCAGCTTGTTGTTCTGTAAATCTATCCATTGCTCTTCTTTGTTGCCTATCAAGAACATTACTTATATAGGGATTCATAAGCCTAGCAGCATCCCTGCCTCCAAAACCTCTTGATGCTGCTAAATATGCCTGTGGTGAAAATCCTCTAACACCTGTTTCTATAGGTGCTGCCGTATATGTACTTCTAATTGGTGCGCCTCTAAACATAGACTGTGCAAACATTGGTCCACCTGTTGCTGCTCTACCTGCAACATCTCTTGCTTGATTTATTCCTATTAAGTCTCTACCTGCTAATGCTTTTATGCCCTCTTGCGCACCTAAAGTTTCAGGTGAAAAACCAGCAACTCTTGGACCTTCATATGGTATGTAATCCTCATAGGATAAAGCTTGCGCCCTGCCTACAAGATTCTTGTAGAAAGGAGCAGCGTACTCAGGCAGTCGACTCTGATATACCCTTGACTCTGACTGTTGGGGTTGACTGCTTCCTCGACTCTTTCCCATTATCTTTCTCCGTTTTTACAACTTCTAAATTATTCTTTTTTAAATTTTGTTTTTTTATTATTACAAATTCTTCTTCCCAATCATGGGGTTTTAATTTTTTCACCCATCCTTTTCTACCTGTTATCTCCATAGATTCACATTCATTATCTACTGCCCAATTTTCTAAAACTTTTAACGATTCGTCCATCCACTCATCTAACCTATCACCAGATGCAAAAGTTATAGATAAGAACTTTCTTCTTGGATATGAAGTTATTTCTGTAAAAATAATTCCATAAATTTTATTATCTTCTTCTTCATCAACTACAGTCCATAAAGTAGCCTTGCCTACTATAATGTCATGTAATAAATCTATCTTATCAAATCTGCCATTAGATGTAGGAACTACTCTATCTATGTATTCCTCTATCTTAGGATAGATATCTCTTACATATTCTTGTGGTACTAAATAAACTTTCATTACGTCACTGATTGTATTTGTTCTTCGAACTCTATCTGTTCTGGTTGTGTTGCATTACCTGTTTTTGCTTTCCTAACTCTAGCTACTAACTCATCAAACTTTTTACCACCAGCTTCACTTGAGCCATCACCTGCATGTGCTACTACATCTGCCGGTATTACATATTCATCTTTAGATAAAGCTGCTGGTTGCATATTATCTATTATGGCAGGAACAAAATCATCTACGCCACCACCCGGACCATCTATCATTCTACCTTCTGATGACATCATTTTTTCTACTTCAGCAGCTAATGCTAATAATCCATCCTCACCATAAGCTTCTAAATATCTATTAAAAACTTCTTTAGGGTTAGGATGTTTGCCCATCAAAGCCATAATAGTTTCTTCTTCTAATCTATCACCCGTTTGATTTTGTTCAGGCATACCACCTACATTAAATCCTTGTACTCTGCCACCACCTGCTTTACCTACATTTATATTAGGACCCATTTCTAATCTTTCATAATCTTGTCTACTCAAAGGTTGTTGTACCGATGGCACACTAGGCATTACAGGTGTTTGAATTGGTTGTGTTACAGGTTCAACAGGTTGTACTATAGGAGGATTAATTCTATTTACTATATCTCTACCACCTTGTACTACTTGTGTTTCATAAGTAGGAGGTGCTTGATAATCTTCCATTTCTTGTCGTTCATAATTTTGTCTATCTTGTTGATCATATGATAGTGGAACATCTAGCTGCCCTGCAAAAGCATTATTAAAGTTAGGTATTTCTGATGGTAACGTAGGTTGTATAGGAGGAGTTACAGGTCCAAGAAAAGGTAAACGTCTTGGATTTCTAAAAGGATTGCCTTGAAAAGAGTTAAATCCAAATGGATTAAATCCTCCGTATGATTGCATAGGTTGTGCATATACAGGTGGTGTATATCCTCTAATACCTAAAGGTTCAAATCCTCTAACTCCTGCATTAAGACCTGCATATTGTTGTTGCAATGAAGGTCTAGGTCGCATTAAGTGTATATCAGAAAATCCACCTACCATACCTGTATTAGCTTTACCTGAAGTTCTTCCACCTACAGGTCCAATAGGCATAGATACAAAAGGATCAAAACCTATAAACTGATGTGTATTAAAGCCTCCTCCTTTACCAGAACCGCCTTGCATTCCCATTAGTTATCTCTCTTTCTATATTCGTCTATAGCTTCATACAATTCTAAAGCACCTTTAGTTGGATATGGAGCAATAGTTTCTATGCCTCTTATTATAGGATTATATTTTCTATTTAATGATCTCATGCGATCTAATTCTGGTGTAGAACCAGTACCAAATGCACCTCCTTCACTTTGTGGTAAATATCTCATATCTAATGCAGCACTCTGTATGTTTCTTATTTCCTCTAATGTAGGTGCTTGATAAGGCTGTGGTGTCATAACCTCATTTAAAGTTTTAGGTACAGGTGTGCTAATAGGGTCAGCCATTCTACCTAATCTTGGGTCAATCATAGGAGCAGCCATTGTTTCTGCTACTTGTTTTCTGATAGCATCATCTATTCTTCTACGCTCTAAAGTTTCTGCACTCTCTTCTATCTCTGCTTGTGCAGGTATACGACCATTAGCCATCTTTATAAGACCACCCATGTTTTTCATATTTTGTTCAATAGCTTTTCCTCTTGTTCTTTCATAAGAAGATAACTCTCCATCATTATCAAGGTCAGCTTTTTCAGGATTCTGCAAAGGCATACCGCCTTTTTCTAACATTTCCATAGGCATCTGCATAGCATTCATACCTTGCACCATATCCATTGGTACAGTTCCTATAAATTGACGTTGATTTTCTTTTTCTTTCATTGTTGGTTCTTTTTCTGATTCATCTTCTTTATTCATGTCCATTAGTGTAGGTATTATTCCTTGTATACCCATACCTTCCATTGCTTTACCAGCCAATGCTAAACCTGACATTGGAGGTAAAAAACTAAAAGCTGAAGGTGAATCCACTTTACCGCCATCCTCAAAGTTAAACTCATCACCTATTGGTAAAGGATTGCCTTGTATTAACTGTTGCTCTCCTTGGAACGCTGATGTTAATGGGTTGCCTCCACTTCCCGGAATCATAGTTCTCATTTCTTGTGGCATATAAGGACCTTCATAATCACCAAATGGGTCCTCTTCTTCTGGCATATTAAAATCCATAGGCACGTACATTTCGCCTACCAATCCTGATGCTGCTGCTGGTAAAGCCTGTGTTGTAAAAGCCTGTGATTGAGTTATGCCTCGTCCAAGCTGTACTGCTTCTTCACCTGCTGCCGGAGTAAATCCTAAGTTTCTACCTAACTGATTTAAGAATCCACCTGAAGTTGGCACAGCTGCATCTAATCCTAATGTTCCTGTAGTTGCAGCACTTAGGTCTTGTAGTGTATTTATTTCAGGCATAGGCACAGTTTGTGCTGGTACTGCTGGTGTAGTTACTGGTGGTCCAGCCACACCTGATGGCAATGCTTCTGTTACAGCTTCAGTTCCGGGTATTTCTGTGGGCGCACCCGGCATAAAACCTTTTAGTAAACCACCTGTTATTGCTCCTGTTAGTCCAGCTGTTATACCTTCTTTAAGACTACCACCCTCAGCTATAGTTCCTAATCCAGTTCCTATTGCAGATGCTGCTATTGGACTTAATGCTGCACCCAATGCTGTACCACCTAATAGTGTTGGTGCAATCAATGACCCTATAAGTGGCAGAAACGCCTCTGGTTGCCCTGTTTGTGGGTTAATGGTCAGCTGACCTGTTGGTGATAATTTCGCTAAAGCATCTACTTCTATAGGGTTCATGTGTACCATCATGGTATCGCCATATCTCCCCTGTTTAGCTAGTTGCTCTGCTGCATTTTGTAATGGAAAATTACTCATAGTGGTCTCCTAATCTATTTCCAACACACCTATTACAATGTGAAATTTATTCGCTGAACTTGCAGTCAGCTTTATTATATCTAATTCATCTAAAACTAACACCTCTCCGTTAGTTAAAAAACCTTTACGTGTATTCGTTGCTATTGATTCTACATCCCAAGTAACTGTGGTACTTTCGCTGGTATCTGTCAACTGCACTGTTAAAGTATATGCACTACTGCCATCAGAGTTATAAGCACTTAATGTTTTTACTATGGCACTTTTATTGTCCGGAACAGTGTATACACTTGTTGCATCTGTTGATGATAATGTTGTTAATACTTCTGTATATCTATTTGCCATTATGAAATATACCAATCAAATGCTTGTGATACCTCTCTGATAGTATCAGGTGAGTCTATTTGCACAAAGTTTAAACGCAGTTGATTTATTAATCTTCGCATATAATCTGCACTATATTCTTCAGGTGGTATTTCTAACGGAGTATTTACATTAAATATTTCGCTCATCTTCTGCCATCCACCTTAATATCAAACCTTGTATCACCCAACCTCCAACTATTATCTACATCATTACTTTCTATTCTAACTCTCATTTGTCTTGCTCTTGCTCTTACATATGCAACACCAGTGCTATTAGTAACTGTTGCAGTAGTTGCAGTGTTTAAACTTCCTAATGGAAAGTCTCTAGTTTTTATAGAGTATGTAAGTTCTGGCTCTGTGTCTGTTCCAATAAAAGCTACATCAGGTATAAGTCTTTTGATAAACATAAACTGGTCACCATCACCTGTATCAAAATCTGCACTTTCAACAAATGCTGTCATTGCAGAACCATCATCATTAGAACCTACTTCATGTTCATATAGATAGTTTGTTGTTGTTCCGCTAGTACCTGCTGCTAAAGGATTATCACTTGCACTACCTGCATCTATCCAAGAAGTTCTAGGCAAAGTGCCTATAGTCCATGTTTGTTCTAAGTAGTTGTAAGATACATATCTATCTACTTCATTAGAACTTTCTGAACAATAAAACCAAGACACTTCATTGAACTGCGCATTTTTTGTAGCAAAAGTTTTTCGTGTCTGTTCATAATTAAAATCATCAAACACGTATGCTCTTACTGTGCATGGTAATGAACTTACTGTTCCTGAATACATATAAAAATTATCTTGGTCCATAAAATACACTACATTATTAGCATTAACACATGCCTGTGGTGATACCATGCTAATCCCTTCTGTAATTAAATTTACTCCAAAAATAAAAGGTGGACCTATAAACTGCATTGAGTACAAAGCAGTATCTGTAAATATTGCTATTTCTTGTCTTGTTCTAATTGCTCCAACTATTTCTGAGCCAGCTGACAATCTTAATCCACCAGCTGTGTTATTAGTTTTAGGTGTCCATTGTGCTGCATTTTCTTGGTCAGACCATCTTATCTGCATAGGGTCTTGAGTTGCACTACCTATTGGGTTAGCACCCATACATATAATATGTCTATCTATTTCTGAAACTAATATCTGATTAGCTACAGTAGGTGTATCTGATGCTCCTGATAAAGTAGAAAAATCTACCGCTCTTGTAGTTGCGCCATTAGTTTTATCCCAATAATAAATACTACCACCTCTAGGATTTGATACTAAATCCTCACCAAAATTATCCATACTCCATAATCTTAGTTGTGAAGAAAAACTATTTATACCTCCTCCCCATGTGCTTTGACCCCAAGCACCTGAACCAAATCCAAATCCACTGGTATAAAAATCAGAGCCTATATTTATTTGATATTCTGCATCTACACCAGAACCACCATTACCACTATCACTACTATTCGCTGTTACTGTAGAACCACTTGTATCTTTTGCTGTAAATGTAAACGTATTGGTATCTGTTACACCAGCTATCTCATACTCTTGGTTTAGTACAGCAGCAGTTATATTGCCACCTAATGATACTGCTTGAGCAAATGTTACAAAATCACCCTTTTTTGCTCCATGACTTGAATCCGTAGCGGTTATAGTAGAACTACCATTAGTAGCTGAAAAAGTAACTCCATTAGTAGTAGTTGCCCTTATAGGAGTTATATCGTGAAAAGTATTACCTTGTAATAAATATAACTTTAAATGTGTGCCTAAAGAAATAAATTTATCTGTATCTAATGAGACCCATTGATGTAATTTTCTTGCTGAACCTAAAAAACTATTTAAACTTTTTTTTACCCAGCCACCTATTTTTTCAGGACGACCTGCACGAAATCTTATTTTATCAGCATCAAACCAATTACCCTCATTGCTATATGCAGTACCTTCTTTATTAATACCGGGTTTAAATGTATATCTAGTTAGTGGCATCTTCTGTTGGCTTCACATCCCAACAATTAAGGTTAGATGCTACTGTTCTTCTTTCTCCCTCACCTTTGAATGGATATACCATATGTTGTAACCAAGAAGGAAACACTAATAATTTACCTACGGTTGGCTTTATCACAAAAGACTGAGGTGGTCTTAGTCTTTCTGTATTCATCAATTCATTTCTACCATATTGAAAGGCAATGTAGCCATCGCAATCACCAGATGTATTATACAAGGAGTAGTTTGGTGATCCAGCAGTAGGTTGTTCTAATATTTGTTGGGGTACTTTGGTCCAACCTGTAGTAGAAATACCCATTAGGGTTTTTGTCCCATGGTCGTGGATTGGATTATAGTCGCCTTCATAACTATGCACCGACCATGTTTCATCGATGGCTACTGCCTTTGGAGAAGAAAGACGAGAGCCTGTATTATTGCTAAAAAAATTTATGTAATCAGCACCGAGACTACAAATAAAATCAGAATATTCTTTAACTCTAGGGTCTGCATTATCCATTAGTAATTGTTCGCCCTGAGATATTTGTCCTACTAAAGTACCAGCTAATGATTTTTTGTTTTCATCTTCTAAATATTCATCTAGGTAATCGTTTAGGTCATTTACCATACTTATAGGCATTTCTGTTTCCATAACGTAAACAGAGGGCATATTATGTACTGTGACTTCTGCCATTAACTAGGTACGTTAAAACTGTTGTCTGGTGTGCTATCTGCTGGTGGGTTAGTTATAACGCTATCTACTTGACTTGCAAATATTTCATCCCACTTTGATACAGGACAGATAGCTACTAAATCAGCATTACTCCAACTGCTTTTTGCTTTTAAAGTAAAGTTAGTAGTTTCTGAACCTGTAACAGAATTTACATCTTTTTGATTTACTGTAGTGCTAAAAGTAGATGTGTAATAAGTAGAATCACCTTCACTATCGTTTTTATAAGTCATAGTTATATCCCATTTGTCAACTTTGCTACTGCTATTAATGTATGGGGTACAACTTGTTATTGTTTTTGTTACTGCCATTTTTTACTCCTTAATGTAGTTTCTTTTTAATTTCATCAATCTCTGTTGATAATTCTTGTACTGCTTTGACAAGTATAGTTTCTAAATTAGTTGCTCCTATACGTTGTCTGCCATCTACTTCATCTTCTTGCCAAAGGTCAAAACCATCTTTAATTTCATCATGTGCATCTATAACAGCTTTTACTTCTTGTGCTATAAATCCATGATTAATTTTATCATTCATAGTTCTCGTTTCTGAGCCTTCCTTGTAAGCCTTTAACTCTGGAGATATATCTTTTTCTTTTTTCCATCTAAAAGTTACTGGTCTTAAATCGTTTATAAAAGATAAACCAGCCTCTTGGTCTTCTATATCTTCTTTCAATCTTATATCAGAAGGAGCGGTTATTGTGGTAGCACCAAAAGCTATATTAGAATCATTAGTTCCATCACCAAAAGTAAAATTACTATTACCTGAACAAGTTACGTTTTGTCCCATCACTATTTGGTTTGTTCCACTTGCAGCAGAAAGACTTGTGGAAGTACCAATAGCTACGTTTTGTGAGCCTGTTGTAAGATTATCTGCTGCATTATGTCCAAGGACGACATTATCACTACCTGTAGTGTTTATATTTGCAGCTATGTAACCTACTGCTACGTTTCTTGTTCCTGTAGTATTAGCAGTCAAAGCAAGATGACCAAAAGCTGAACTTTGACCAGCCGTAGTATTTGCTCCCAATGCTCCATGACCAAAAGCAGCATTATCTGCACCAGTTGTATTAGCATCTAAAGCGAAAGCACCAAAAGCGTTGTTAGATGCCCCTGTAGTGTTTACTCCTAAAGAATTATAACCAACTGCTGTGCTGTTTGATGCTGTTGTGTTGGCATTTAAAGAATATGCACCCATAGCAGTATTTCTTTCACCTGTTGTGTTAGCGTATAGAGTCCTAGAACCAAACCCTGTATTGTAATCTGGATTGTCTGAAGAACCTGTGTATCTTCCAGACAAAAATCCCATAAACGTATTTTCTGTTCCAGATACTAATGCAGCACCCGCTTCATCACCTATAGCAATATTATAGTTTCCTGTTGTTAAGGCTGCTAACGCACTTGAACCTATTGCAGTATTTTCTGAGCCTGTAGTGTTTGCTGTTAACGCACTATGACCAACTGCTACGTTATTTGATGCTGTGGTATTCGCTCTAAGAGCAGAATCACCTAAGGCTACGTTTTCAGCACCTGTAGTATTAGTAAATAAAGCTTTAAAACCTACTCCTACATTACTATTTGCTGTAGTGTTGTTAGCTAAAGCTGATGTACCAACTGCTAGGTTTTCTGAACCTGTAGTGTTGTCTTGCAAAGCTAAATAACCAAC